ATGGTGTAGCCGCCGCCCACCGTATGGGTGATACTGTCGATGAAATATTTCCCGGACAGGCGGCCGATCCCCACCACGGTGACGCATTGGCCGGCCACCAGGTCCGCCCGCCCCATGATGGTCAGGGACAGGGTGGTGGCGCCGTGGTTGGCGTTGGCCACCGCCGCCGCGATCTTCCGCTCCGCGTCCGCCTTGTTGTCCGCCTTGCCGGACTTTTTCAGGATCCGGGTCCCGGTCCCCACCGTGACCTTGATCTCCTCCTCGGTGTTCGGGTCCGTGTAGGTGTATTCTCCGCCGGTATAGGTCCCGTCAAGGGTGGTATTCCAGGAACCGCTTTCGATCTCGCTTTCCCGGATGGTCCCGGCCACGTCCCGCTCCTTGTACTGCTCCCGGTCATACACCACGATTTTTTGGGCGTACACCTTCATGGAAAGGCCGTATTCCTCGCACAGGCTCATATAAAACTCGCAGTCCGTTTGTTCGGATTGCTCCACGCTCTCGACGGTGATGGGATCCCCCTCAACGTCCCAGGCCAGGGTAATGCCCGCCCTGGCCGCGATCTCGTTTCCTATGGCCTGCAGGGTGGCCTTTTCCCAGGTCTTGGTCCGCTGCGTCGCCCGGAAAGCACTATCCGCCGGCACCGACACGGCCGAAATGGTCCCGGTCATGGGCCACCACGAAAAACTGTAATTGTCCAGGATAAAAAAGCCGCAGTCCAGGGTCCGGTTGTCTCCCTCCCGCTCCCAGTCGTACACCTTAATGGCGGCCGTCAGGGTGTCCCCGGTTTTCGGCATCCATGCCGTGGTCCATTGGCGGTCCCGGTCGTTTATGCTGATCTCCAGGCTGTCCGCCTCGCCGCTGGCCGCGTCCGTATAGGTCACGGTGGCCTTGTAGCCCACCATTTTGCTGGTGACGGCCGCGCCGTTCCAGGTCAGATCCGTTTCCGCTCTCCGCGTCCTCATGTGGTAGTCCTCCAGATCGGCGCGTTGGCCAGGTCGTCGTCCTCCGGCAGGTCCGGGGTCTGGAGGACCACCCCCGCGTCAAACACGAAGGTGTCCAGGTGCGGGAAGTTGGCCTGCATGAGAAAGCCGGTATAGATCACGTCGCCGTACACCTGGAACGCGATGGCGTCCCAGGCGTCCCCCTGTTTCGTTGTATAGGTCTTTTCCATGGTGCCCTCCTTACCCCGTCACAGGTTCCGGCTTGAATTTCTTTCGGCGCTCCTCCGCCTTTAGGCGCTTATACAGTCGTTTGAACTCCTCGAAGGAGATCCGGGTGGCCTCCTCCACCTCCTCGCGGTCTGCCTTGCCGTAGAAGTTCAGCACGGGGGAGAATACAATGGTTTCCCCGCCGCCGTCCTCCTGTCTGCCGGCACCGCCGGTCGGTTTCGGCTTTTTGGTGTATTCATCCAGCAGGGCCGCCAGTTTGGACAGCGGCATGACGGCCTCCGGCTCTCCGCCCTCTCCGATCTCTGCCAGGGTGGGGGATGTGGCCACGCCGCCCTCCGCCAGTTGTGGGATCGTTGGGATATTGAACCCCAGCGTTTTTCCGCCCACGCCCGGCACCCAGTCCGGGATCGTCACGGAAATGCTGTTGATCTTGGAAAGCACCCAGTTTATGGCCGAAATGACCCCGTTGATCGGCGCCTTGGCCAGGTTCACGATCATTCCGAACAGGTTTCCGAAGATGTTCACGATATTCTGCCAGGCAGCGGACCAGTTGCCCGAAAATACGTTGCTGATAAAGTCGATGATATTTTGAAAAATCGCTTTGACGTTATCCACCGCCGCCTGGATACTCTCCCACCACCCCTGCAGGTAGGCACCCAGCAAGGGGAATTTTTGGCCGATGGCGGTGATCGCGTTCCCCACCATGTTGGAAAAGTTGGTCCAGATCTGGTTCACGGTGTTCCCGAAATTCACCAGCCACGCCTTTACGGTGTCCCAGTTCTTATACAGCAGGACCAGGGCGGCCGCCACGGCCGTTATGATCCCCAGCGTCATTCCCATTGGGCTGGTCAGGAATTTCACCGCTGCGCTCATGGCCTTTGTGGCGACGGTTGCCGCCTTAGTCGCCAGTGTGCTGGCCTTTGTGGCCGCAGTCTGCGCCCAGGTTGCCGCCGTTGTCTTGGCCCGGATCAGTACGTCTTTTACCTCCAGCGCATACAAATAAGCGGTTTCTGCCTTGTCTTTGACCTTGGCCGCAATCAACTTTGTATATACCGGAACGATCTTTTGCAGGTTTGCCAGCATACCCTTTGCGTTTTTATAGGCACCCATGGCCTTGTTGGCTGCTCCCATTCCTACGGAAAGGGCTTTTGCACCAGCGGCCACGGCCAGCACCGTCCCCTTATGCTCCCACAGGAAGGACAGGAACGGCTTGGCCTTTTCGTATGCCTTGCCCGCCCAGTCTGCAAAGTCGCGGATCCCGTCCACCAGGACCGGCAGGCCCTCCGAAATGGCCCCGCCTGCCCAGTCCGCGAAGTCCTCCGCGATTTCCGCCACCACGGGGGACACCTCCTCTATGGCCGCGCTGATCTCTGGCATATTGGACATAAGGGACTGATACATGGCGTCCGCCGCCGGCAGCAGGGCCACCTCGATCTGGCGTCCGATCCCTTGGAGGGCGCTGTCCAGGTCGTTGTACTTGACCTGGTTGATCTGCTCCAGGGCGTCCCCGGTGTCATAGGCGGCCTGGGAGGCGTTGGCCATGGCCTCCATGGCCTCCACGCCCAGGTCCTCCCATTGTGTGCCGAACAGGGCAACGCCCAGGGCGTCCCGCTCCACCTGGTCGTCAACGGCCATTATGGTGTCAAGAACGTCAAAAAAGGCGTCGTTGGCCCCCTCACCGCCGGCGGCAAAGGTGGCCATAAGTTCCTCCGCGTTATATCCCAGGGACGTGAACGCCTCCACCGTGGTGTCGCTCCCGTCAATGGCCCGGATCGAAAACTCCTTGATGGCGTCGCCCACCTTGTCCAGGTTCCAGGCGGTTCCGTCCGCCCCCGCCTGGAGAATGTTAAACATTCCATCCGCGTCAAAGCCCAGTTTTGCAAACTGGGAGGAATACTCGTTGATGGTGTCGATCAGTTCCCCGGAGTAGTCCAGGCCGTTTTGTGCGCCGGCCGCGATCAGGCTGAAAGCCTCCTCTGCGGAGGAACCGAAGTTCTTTCGGATGGCCTCCGCCGCCCTGGTGCTTTCCGCCACGTCGTACTCGAAAGCGTCCCGCAGGGCCAGGGCGCCCTCGGTGGCCGCCGTCAATCCGTTCTGGTCCAGGTTGGCCATGTTCCGGTTGACCATGGCCACCGCGTCGCCCACGTCGGCCACGCTGTCCCCGTAGTTGGCCGCGTACACGTCCTCCATAACGTCCCGCAGGCCCTCCAGTTCCTTCCCGGCCGCGCCGGTGGAGGCGGCCACCTGGTTGGTGGCCGTCTGCCATTCTCCACCCAGGTCGGCCAGGTACTTGGTGGCGGCGATGGCCCCGGTCCCCATCGCCGCCAGTCCCGCCGTCATGGTGGTGGATACCTTGTCGGCGGCCTTTTGTATCGTCGCCAGTTGCTTGTTGGCCGCTTTGGTACTGGATCCCAGGGTCTTGTCAACTTTTCCCGCGATTTTTATGGCCAATTCCATGACCTTGCTTTTTGGCAATTTCCAGCACCACCTTTGCCATGTCGTTCAGTTCATCCAGCGGCAGGCCCAGGAGCCAGTCCACACCGCTGTGCAGTTGGAGGGATAGGGCAATACAGCTCTTTTTGATTTCCGGCGGGTTTACTCCTCTCCATCCCCGCCGTAAAGAAAACCCGATACAAGGTTTTTCAGTTTCATGCTCTCCTGGGCCGGCAGTCCCCTGAAAAACTCAACGGGCAGTTTCGACGCCCTAGCCGCCATGTGGATGGCATAGGGGATCGTCATTTCCGGGATCGGCGTAATGCCGGTATCCCGGCCGGACAGTTTGGCCACGGCGCAAAGGTCTGCCGCCGTCATGTCCTCCATGGCGGACAGGTCCACCTCCGTGTACTCCCGCCCCTCGAATTTGTAGGGCTTTTTGAATTTCAGGACCAGGCTTTCCTCCTCGCCCTCCTGATCTCCCGCCGCGCCCGCGGCGGCGGTTTCGGCTCCCTGTACCTTCTCCGCCTCCAGGGCGGCGTTTTCGTGGTTCGCGCTCATTAGATCATTTCCCTCACTTTCTGCAAAATGTCCACGCCCCGCACCTTAAAGGTGGGGTTCAACTTGTCCAGTTCGATCAGGCTTTCCCCATCCACCTCGATCAGAATATAGGTCAGGTTCAGGGTCACGCCGCTGCCCATGGAACTGCCGCTTTTCACGCTCCCCATGGACAGGGTGGCGCTCTTGCCGCGCACCACCACGCGCATGGACCGAAATTCCGTGTTGCCCTCCACGGTCAGCGTCTGCTGGGCCGCCCGGAGGGTCAACTGCACCGCCTTGGTCATGTCCATCATGTCCGCGGCCTCATGGTCCACCAGGCGGAAGGGGATCTCCATTTCCATGTTGGAGAAGTGGCCCACGGTGGGGTCGTCCACTTCTCCCAGGATCCCGGCGCCGGAAATGGTGTCCGCCAGAGCCTCGAAGTCGGGCAGGGTGACTTCATCCCCCATTCCGATCAGGCGCTCCGCCACGTTGTAGACGTTGTAATTATTGATTTTGCTGGGGATCTCGGGGATACTCGCCATGTTTATTCACCTCCGCCAGTCAGGGCGGCCTCCAGGGCCTTCGTGTCGTATTCTCTGATATTCTCGATGTACTCCGCCGGGATATAGGGGGCCAGGTAGGTGTGGGTGGTCAGGTGGCCGTCCAGCAGGTTGGTGATCGGGTTTTCGTCGCTCTTGAACTCCGTCCGGTATCCGGCGCAGTAGTCCCGGGCCACATACCCATTTCCGATGATGTTCTGGCTGTCCACGATGGACTGGATCAGCCTGGTGTTGCCCGGCTTGTCCGCCTTCTGAAAGTACGTCAGAATGAAATTATTTCCATCCCAGTCGAAGAACCGCCGCACCGCCAGCCACCGATCCTTGGGGTCCGTGGTGGAGGGATAGGCCGCCGTGTTGTTGCCCCACGCCTTGTACCCGTTGGCGTTGATGGCGGTGATCACGCCGTTGGCGTTCAGCAGATCATTGGCCTGCTGCTGATCCAGCAGGATCTCCGTTCCGTCTTTCAGGACCGTGGCGGTGATCTTCAAGTCCTTGTTGGACGGGCTTTCATAGGGCACGTCGCTGTTTCCGGCGTCGATGTAGGCCGTCATGGCC